AATAATCAAGTGATTGCGATTATCTTCAGTATAAGGTTTACCTTGGAAGATCATCTTTTTAACAATCTCCAAGAACTCTCCACCCTCAGCATTAATACCAACACCAGCAGTTAGAAGACGTTCAATGTTTGCACCTTTCTCATCAAGTTCTACAAGACGATCGGAAAGAGCAAGGAATTCTTTAGATGCGTCTGAAGTTACTGCATCTACAAACTCAGCATACTTATCAAAATTAACGTGTTTTGGTTTTTCAGTCATAGTATATTCAGTATATCCGTTTTCTAGTGTTTTTTTGTTAATTGAAATAGACATTTAAAATTTAAATCCTTGAGTAGTTATTATAAGTGTAATTTTATTACTTGTCAATGTCCAGCGCCAGTATAAATTGGCAATTTATTTTTAATTGAACCCTTTCTAAAAGCAACAATACTGTCATAAATGTGAATTGAATAAGTATCTCTAGTAAAACTATTTGGTTCAATTACTCCCCTTGAATGATCGGCATTCAAAAGATCAATAAATTTTTTTGTTCTATTAATAAAGTTCATTTCATTCAAAACACCACCACCAAATTCTTCCCAATAAGAGGTATGTAAATCTTCTATCATATAAACAGAATTTGCAGTCATCGATGGGTAAAGAAAATCAAATGAAGAATTAATAAGATCCATTTTATGTCCCCCATCATCTAAAACAATTTGGGGGACTCCAAATTCATCAATAATACTTTTTAAAAAATTAGAGTCTGACTGATCACCAATTCTAACATGAATTCCGGGACCTTCATGAGATTTACACTCAGGAGTAATATCAATACCAACAATAGTTGCTAAAGGTCCAAAATATTTTCTCCACATTTGAAGAGAACCACCGCTTGCTACTCCTATTTCTAGGAAAACAAAATCTTTATTTCTATATGATGAAAAATTTTCTTCGTATGCAGGAAAATAATGTTCCCACTTATAGATAGTTTTATCGTTATGTGTTAAAAACTGATCCCAAAGCATAATTTATAAATTTAAAATTTAAAACCTTCAAATGATTTTTTAGGTTTTGTTTCTTCATAATCATACTCTTCTTCTTGCCCATTGTCAAGTATGTCTTTCTGAGCAGATTGTTCACAATCATAAAGACGCATTTTTGCTCTATCAATACCAATCACAAAACGCTTATGAATGGTAGGATCATTATAACGATTCTTAAGTTGTTTTACCATAATTTGCCCCAAACCTTCCAAGTCTTCGGTGCTAATAAGAGCAAACATAAGGTCAGCAGTAGCAGGAAGACCAAATGATTCTGAAGTATCGGTAAGTTCAACATCAGAATTACCATAACCAGAACGAGTTGTCTGTGTCGCACTCACAATAGGAACATTAAACTCCACAGCAAGACCACGAAGTTCTTCTGCAATTGCTTTAACAAAGGTATAAGAATTGATGTTACTGTTTCCTTTATATCTGCTAGAAGCGCAAATATTAAGGTAGTCAATGAAGATGATGTCAGGTTTAAATGACTTCTTAAGTGAAAGTTCATTAAGAAGAGACTTGAAATGTCCAGCATGAGCAGATGCAGTTGGATACTCTTTAATAATTAGAGTACCTTGAGTCTTCTTTGTAAGACTAGTTACCTTGTTTTCAAACGTTGACCTAGGAAGATCTGTAAGATCTTGAATTGGCACATTCAATAAGTTTGCATCAATTCGTTCAGCAATTTTTTCCTCTGCCATTTCAAGCGTAATGTACAGAACGTTCCGTCCTTGGAGCAAGATGGAGCTAGCCACATGGCACATGAATAAAGACTTCCCGACGCCCGTACCAGCAAGAGCGATATTAAGAGTTTTGTTAGGGAGACCGCCTTTGGTAATTTTGTTAAAGTATTCAAGATCAAATTCAATTTTATCCTCCTTTCTGTGATAGTACTCGTATCTTTCTTCATAATTTAGTAGATAATCGTGTCCAACATTACTATCAAAAGAAACTGCAAGAGCATTTGATAAAATATTTGGAATTGCATCACGATTTCTTTTTTCATCTTCTCCATCAGCAATATGAATAGATTCCATCAAAGCAAGATAAATTGCTCGGTCTCTACACCATTTTTCAGTTGAATCTAATAACCATTGATAATCAACTGGAGAATCATTAATTTTATCAATAATATCTCCAGTTAATTTTACTTCATCTTGAGTTAGATCTTTACGATTATCAATTTCAATTAAAAGAGATTCTATTGTAATTGATGATCCATATTTAATAATAAATTTTGTAATCTCTTCAAAAATTATCTTTTCCGATCTACTCTCAAAATAATTTGGATCGATGAATGGAATAACTTTTCGTGCATAATTTTCATTGTAAATTAAATTTCTTAATATTGTAATTTCAAGTTGTTCCATTACTTATAGTGTAAATACGTGCTAATAACATATTTTTCACCACTTATTGGGGGTTCTCCTTTGTGTGGATACATCCAAAGTGGAGGAAATATCAATAGAGATCCAGTTTTTGGTTTAATTGTAACATCTTTAAAAACTGTGTTACCACCATGATCAACGTCATTTAAATACCACATAAATGATAGATACCTTCGTGATGTTTCATGATCAATAACATCAACATGAGTATCAAACCGGTCTGTTCCTCCAGGATTATACTTCTTTATTCGAAATTCTTCAAATGCATGTTGCTCAGGAAATACTCTAGAATCAATAAACTCATAATAAATGTTTCGATACTCTAAAGTTTTTTTAATCATAATGTTATGAACATTATTGATTTCTTCACTTAAATCTCTATTTTTTGTAAGATTAAATTGAGTAAAATTAGGTTTTCCCTGATTATCTTGTCTTTCGTGTTTATCGGTAAATTTATTAAAAACCTCAATTAAAAATTGACATACTTGAGGATCTAATACATTATCATAAAAACGAATTAAATCGCAAAGTTCATCCATATTTAAATTCTTCTGCAGCAATAGAATCTAATTTTTGCATTACTTCTTCAGTAAAATATTCTTCTGGATTTGCAAGAATCTGTTTTGCATAGATTTTCTTACCGTTAATTTCATAACGTCCTGCTACATTTTTCCAAAGTCCGCCAATCTCACCAAGTTCAAGAAGACCATAATATCGATCAAGACCACGCTCATCATAATAAAGACGTACTTCAACATCCTTATTCTCTTTACTCAAACGCGATTTAGCAGTCTTAGCCTTGATAATATTTCCGACCACTTCCGTTCCATCCTTTTCTTTCTTTTTGCTGAGATAAATGATCGTAGATGCTGCGTATTTGAGTCCGCTACCTCCACCCATTTCTTTAGTTGGTACGTAAGCTCCGATAACATCATAGGTATGATTAGTAACGATCATTGGAATATTTGCTTGACCAAGTTTCAAAGTGAGCATTCTAAATGCTCCTTTAATAAGTTGTGATTTGGTCATATCACGAACTTCTTTTTCATTAAGAGCATCATTAATCTCTTTACTTGTAGAAAGCATACCTAAAGAGTCTAGCACAAACATGCAAGGATTGCGCTCTCCTTCAGGTTTTTTCATATAAAGGTCAACTGCCTTAAGTGCTTTTGTTCTGAATTCTTCTACAGTTACAACATTAACAACTACAAGACGTGAGGTGTCAATACCACGACTCTCTAGAAGAGATTTAGTGATAGCAGCCTCAGTGTCAAAGTAGAGACAGTAACCATCGGGATGAGTATCAAGAAAATTCTTAACCACTGCGATAGAGAAAAAAGTCTTTCCAGTAGAAGACTCTCCAGCAATAGCAGTAATCTTATTCCCAGATACACCGCCAAATACGCTACCTGAAACCAATGCATTAAAAATGTATGAACCCGTATCAACATAAGTTTCTGTTTCGTCTATTTCTGAAGCAAGTTTGGTGTAATCATCACCAATTTCTTTTACAATATCTTTAAGGAAGTCCATCAATTAAAAAATGATTCAAGGTTTACAGTTTTTTCTACGTTCCATCCAATAGCATCAAGAATTGATTTGAGAGGTTCGACAAAACTTTTCTCAAATTGTAAGTCATAATCAATGTATTTGTCAAGACCAAGTTCTCTAGGAAAATCTTGAATAAATGAAATTACATTTTCTCGAATAATATTTGGTTTTTTAAGAAAAATAAATTTTACTTTTTCACCATTATTAATAAGAGAATACTTGTTAGTTAGTTTTTTCTCTTTTATATAGTAATTAAATAGAAGTGCTCCACGAATATGAATAGGAGTCTTTGAAGCATAAATGTGCGATGAAGAATAATATTTGCGAACATCAGATGCTGTCCTTGGAAAAGCAATAGATTCTGGAGTAAGTGTCCTAAATTCGCATCTACATTTATCAATAAATTCAATTACATCATCTTCAGTTCCATTCATCATTAATTTG